TTCACCACCTCTTTGCGATGGTTCTTTAGCTGCTTGACGTCTATTCCTGTAAGGATGGAGTCAATCTTCTTACCTACGTACCGGTCGTCTAGCTCTAGGGTATAATACACCACGCTCTTACCAGTTTTCACCAGGTGGGCGGCTATGTTACACACTACGGTAGATTTTCCTATGCCGGGAGGTGCAAATAGTAGCATTAGGTTTCCTCCACTCAATCCTCCATCGGTGATATCGTTAAATATCTTCCATGGGAATGGCACTTTCCGGTCTTCTTCTTCTCTGAACCGGCTCTCAATCTCCTTTTCGTACTCATGGCCTATGTTCTTATCATTACCTGCTTTAAGGGCCATGTCAATGGTCTTTCTGATGCTTTCATACTCACCGGCCTTTAACAGGTCTACTGAGGTCAGTAGGGCCTCTCTGAGCCTTTGGTTCTTACAAAAGTTATAGAACTCCTCTTTGACATACTCGACCTCATCATGAGCGGTGGTATAGATCTGTTTCAGCTCTTCCTTGATGGATACTCTGAGGACTTCATTCTGCTCCTTCTTCATTTCTATCTTTATCACCTCTAGGGTGGGGTGGATATGGTATTTCGCATAGTAGCTTAATGCCATGTTCACAATCCACTTATGGGCCATAGATTCGAAGTAGTCTACAGTGATTACATCTGATATCTTTTGTATGAAGGGCTTATCATTCAGCAAGGAGTATAGCACTTTCACTTGGAATGGGTATCCAAAGTCGTTTAATTTATCTGCTGTCACTGGTTTTTAATTTTGTCTGTAACTGTTAAGGGTTGAAAATAGGTTCAACCATGTCTCTACGTTCAGTATAGCACCTCCCATCCTATCCTGCGAATACGTCTTTATAAAATCTGATTTTCTGAACGCTGGGATCAGTGAGTGGTAGCTGTCGATTATCGATTCCTTATCAAAATCTGATATGTTAGGATCCTTCAGATTCATTATCCTGTAGAATATCTCAACGTCCTTATCTGTGTTCAATATCTTCTGATACAATACGGAGTTTTTAGGAGGGTTGCTGCACACCTCATACAGGTCTTTAAGAGTTCTAGACTGTTTTTCCTTCATGAACTCAAATAGCTTAGGAGTGTTCATCTTCCCAAATCCCTGTACCCCCGTGATGTTGTCAGAGGTATCACCTACCAGAGTCTTGAACAGGAGGAAGTTATTAGGGTGTACGCCGTATTCGGATAGTATGTCCTCTACATGGTAGATTTTCTTCTTAGTAGGACTGTAGAGCTTCACCCTGTCGTTGACAAGCTGCATGAAGTCGTTGTCTGAGGACATTACGAATATCTCACTATCGTCGTACTCTTTATATATCATCCCGGCAAGGTACCCTATAACATCATCAGCCTCTAATCTGTCTATTGAGATGTTCAATACCGGTAGGTAATCCAGGTAGTCTACTAATCTCACTATCTGGTCATACTTAGAGTCATCTTCCTCTGACTTCGTATTGAAGGACTTGTAGTTCATCTGCCGGGTAGTGGTCCGGTTAGACTTGTATTGAGGATATAGATACTTTCTGCTAAGGGATCCGGACTCTCCATCAAACACTATCACTACTCTAGTAGGGTTTAGCAGCTTTATGGAGTGTCCGAGAGACCTTAGGAACCCTATGAGACCGCCTACATCATTACCTGTGGTGCTTACCTTGTTTACTACTGCGAAGCTCCTTAAGAAGGTATTCATACCGTCTATTATAAGGACTCTGCTGTTCAGATGGAAGCCCGTAGGAACCTCATCTTTCTGTATCTTGGAAAATATGTCTAGTAGGCGGTCTTTGTTCATAGGGTTATTTTATACTGTAATTCAATTCTAATCTTCTGCCTGGATGTTATCGAAGGTTTCTTCTCTATCCTCCTCTTCTATCAGGTCAAAATCTGAAGTTCCGATGATTGCAGACCACTCTTTCGCATGAGCCTTCTTGTACTTTGCAATCTGGGTAGGCGTATCGAGGATGAAGCCATGCGGAGTAATCAGAATCTTGGCTGTTGAAGTGAGCCCATTGATATGGTTCTTCTCTATTGACACTTTTGTTCTCTTTGCAAACTCAATATCCTTGCCATCCTTTTGGGCTTTGATTTTTGAGGTGCCGGAGTTGGTCACGTTACCGAATAGGATTACTATTGAGGCATCTGAATACAAGGCGTTGCCTCCTTTGGACTTTATTTTAGGCAGTTCTCCGTAAGTAGATGGCTTATCCACCCAGATCTTGTTCACTACGATGAACGTATTGGTGTACTTCCTCGACATCTTCCGAGATACGATGATCTGTTGGTCAATGAAGTTTCCAAAGTTCCTACTCATGGCAGCAGCGGCCCACTCATTGTTCTGAGATTTGGAATCAATGGACTGTTGGCATGGAATAGTACCGGCACAGTCCCAGAAGAATACCAGGTCCATGGGTAATCGGCCCTTGTTCTGTTCATCCATCAGATCTGCCATGAAGGCGGCTACCTGTTCTATGGTGCTTACGTTGTCAATGTCCACGTAGATGAAATCTCCAACGTACTTTACCTCTCCGGTTTCCGGATCAGGCACCTCATCAAACTTCAGTCCCATCATCTTTGCATGCTCCCATGAGAATTTCATCTCAGTGATGATTAATACAGGCAGCTTGCCGGACTTTTGTGCTGATACTACAGCTTCTATGCCTAAAGCGGATTTACCGCTGTCAGAATGGCCTCTAATCACCGTTACGTGACCTTCGGGGATTCCTGGTAGGCCTGTTGCTTCGCTGAAAGCATCTGACACCTTTAGCCAAGTCTGAGGTTTCATTCCATTAGTAGTAAGGAATTTACTCTTCTTGAAATTCTCTAAGTTAAAGGCACTAGTTTTCTTGCCAAGGGCGCTAGTTACAGCGCCCTTGATATTTTTCTCTTCACTCATATGTTATTGTGGGGTTTAGTCTTCTCCGAAAAGCTCGTTGAATTTGTCTTCTTTAACTTTGGCAGTAGGCTTCTTAGCGGCTAACGCCTTAGCAGTCTTCTCTTCTACATCCCAGGGAAGATCTGAGTCATCGTCAGAATCATCAGCTGCTGCTGCAGGGGGTGCCACCTTTTTAGCAGGGGCTGGTGCGGCTACTTTTGCGATTGGTAAATCGTCATCAGACAGTGATTCGGAAGGGTTCAGGTATTCTTTAAGCATCTGCTTAATCTCTTCATAACTATACTTTTTGTAGATCTCCAGAATGTCTTTCTGACCATCTAGCCACTTCTCTACCAACGCTGCGTCTGTTGAGAGCGGTGATATGTTACGCTTAGGCGTAATGTTTACTGCGATATAAGCTACATCACGCTTACCAATCTTAATGCTGTCATTGTACCCTTCAACTGTCAGGTCAGTTCCCTCATTAATGTCGTCGATGTTTCCGAAGTCTTCATCGGCCATGATACCGAGTAGCTTCTCATAAGTAGTCTTGTTGAACTTCCAAAGGCGTACTCCAAGTCCCTCTTCTCCTCTAACCACCACGTTGGCGTAATACTCAACTTTGGGTCGGATTTTTTTAGCGAGGTCTTTACTGTCGTCTGTGTTCTCGCTGTACAACTCTTTAACGAGCTGTTGAACAGGATCCTTCTCGTTGAAGTTCTCCAGGGAGTACACATTCTTCTTAAACACATTGTACTGGTGGAAAGACACCTCGATGAAAGGGAAATCCTTGTTCGCCTTCCTCGGTACAATACGAACTACTTGTTTACCGAGTTTTGGTTTCCAAAAGATAGTCGAGTAGTCTATCTTTTCAAAACTTCCGGAACTTTTTGACTGGAGCTTAGCCAGTCGCTGCTTGATCAAATCAATGTTGGACATAACATTTGTTTTTAAGTGGATTGCAAATATAAAAGAATTATAGGAATTTCCTAATTAAATTATCTTCTAGAGATAAATAATTTTATACACCTTAGTGTTCAGCTTGGCAAATTGGCCAGCTCTAGTCAGCAGAATGCTGTTTCTGTAATCGGCCCAGTTAATCCTGTATGACTTATCCAATACCCCATTGTTGATGGTAGTGATTAGCGCATTGAGGGAATTAATGGTGTATAGCGTATCCGTCTCTTTACGACGGTGCATTAAGATAGTTCCCGGTAGTATTTTAGACCTGTCGAAGTTCTCAACGTCCAGATTGTACGTACATACATACTCATCACTATCAGCAACTTCTAATACGAATATCTTGGAATAGAGTATTGTATAGTTAGATGTGATGTCTGAGATAGTGTCTTGGATCTCAGCTTTTTGTGTAAATGTACAGAATAATTTGTTCAATGAGTCGTCTAATGGGATGTCAATATCATTTATTATCATATATAAATATATTAAGGTTCGGTTGTAAATCAAATGGTTTTCATATCGTGGTAATTCTTACCGTATTTGCAGGAGGTTTTGTATCCGCCCTCTTCAAGAATATCTGAGATGGCGTTCAAAGTAGCCTTCCCATCTTCTTTACAGTAATCTATCAGGAAGGAATCATAACAGTACAAAATTAGGGAACTTTTCTTATCCTTGAGATATTTTATTATTCTGCTCAGCACCTGGATGTTTCTCTCTGTCTCATAGTTCTGCAGGATGTACGGCAGTATTTGGGTCTTGATCTCAACTCCCCTTATCAGTCTGCCGGATATAGGGGATTGTATATACCCATCCTTCTTGTACATCTGCCACATCTTCTGCTTGAACTCCCGGACTTTTACAAAGAAAGGTATTTTATCCAGTTCCTCCAAATTAGATTCTGTATATAGCAATCTAAATGTCATTTTCTTACTCTCAACATACTCCTCATCCGTAATTTCCTCCCTATTGAAATAGAATTTGGCCAGGTGTCTGTGAATATCACTATCGTCAAATGTGTACTCCATCAGCTCGCACAGTATGCGCAAGTGGTATGATGAGTAATCGAACTCTACGAAGTAATCGTTGGATGGTATGAATACCTCTCTAGACTTATCGCCCTTGTTGAGCGCTGCGAAGTTTAGCCC